TAGCCCAAACCAAATGCCACAATAGTTAAAATTATTACACATAATACTACCATTATACTTCTCCTGTTATTTTATTATAAATTTCTTTCCAATTGTTTACAACATTACCATCAAATCCTACATTGTGTTGATGTCCCATTAAGATAGGTTCCAGCCCTAAGTGATAACCAACCATGTAGTTCTCTGGTTTGTCTTCAATCCAGTAACACCCAGTGTCTTCCCATTTAAGTAATGCATCATTTTTATCAGCACCCTGATCTAAGATAGTGAACCCTTCAAATACATCTTCACCAAACAGTTTCTCTAAGTTATACTTACGAAACTCTTGAGCTGGTATATCATTTGTTTGAGATGTAATAACGTGGAACCTAAATCCATGATCAGTGTATAACTTACGCACATACTTCACAGCATCTCTAAGAGGTCCTAAGTTAGCCATATTGTCAGAGCTATTAAATGCACCTACATAACGTTTACCTTCTGCTGGGGTTATACCAAACATCTTACCTATGTTATATTCCTTTGGATTACACGGTGTCATATCATGTTTTTCTTTCATCCAATGAGTGAAATATTGCTCCCAATCCAATAGGACTCCATCACAATCTACTAGAATTATATTATCTTTCATTATACGCTTAATCCTTGTCCCATTAACCACTCACGTGACTCTTCTGTTTGACCCATCAAGTTACCATTGAAATCGGTAATTGGTCCACTAAAGTCAATATCTAATAGATCATCAGCTAGTCTTGTGATACGTTTTTCACGTTTCAAACCAGCTTCATATGCATCAGCAGTTTCATTAAGAAGATCCCCGATTAGTTTAAAGTGGTCACCGAATTGAATACACACATCAGCATCTACGAAGTTCCAGTTTACCTTTCCGTTCTCTAATTTATTTTCATCTAGTAAAGCTGCGATAGTGATTGCTGTTTGGATTTCTTGTATTAATGTTGTCATTTGTAACTCCTTTTTGATTGTTTATAATTACATTATACAATAAAACTACCAAAAGGTCAACAGTTATTTCACTTTATTCCCACCTAAATATTATGGTTTCTTCCGATACTGAACACAGTATTTAGTTATGGACATACAAGGCCATACTGGGCAACCACCTTTAAAGGCATGTACACAACTTTTGCATAGATCCTTTTTGGTATCAACAAAATTAATCTTCTTCGACATTAGCTTCTTCTGTTAACTTATCTGTTCTGCTTTGTAGTCTTTCAGATACTTCATCTGATGTTAACCAAATGTCTCTATTATCAAGAATAGTGTTTACTTCATCTTCTGTTAAAAAGTCTTTGTATACTTCGTGTAATAAATTAGTACTCCACAATCTTTCGAATTCTAATTGATCCATCATTTCACCACCCTTACCAAATACTCCACCCGAGTAGTTATGGAACATAAACATAGAGTGGGGGGATATCAAGTAAGCATCAGCTTGCATCATAATGATTGTTGCAGCACTCATACATTCACCTTCAATAGATGCTACAATAGTTGCTTGGCTCTCACCTAAACATCTATAAAATTGTAATGCAGTTGCAAGGCTTCCACCAGGACTATTAAGGTGTAATGTAATTGTATCATTTGAAGATGTGTTTCTGATTTGATGTAACATATCAGTGTACTGTTCAGGTGCTTCAATTGCTCCACTCAAGTAGTAATCATATTGAGTTCCAACAGGACACGCAAACATATCCTTATCTTCACCGCCTATTAAACTATCTAGTAACCCCATTGTTCTATTGCTCATTATATTCCTTTATACATCTAATTAATTCTTTATCCCAATTATCTCTATGCTCAATAAACACTTGTGGATCATCGCTATCCACAGCAATTATAGTTACAAGTTGAGTGATTGGAACCCCAGTTCTTTCTTCAAACGCAATAGCATAAAAACATTCCTGCATAAAATAACTTTTTACCCATTCATATTTCTTTGCTTTCTTACTTGTCTTATAATCGATGATTGATAATACACCATCAAATTCTGCAATGCAATCTACCCTTCCTGCTAACTTTAAATGATCAGAGTATAACGGAAGCTCTTGACCATATACAATACCAACTCTGTTATCTAAAATAGGTTTGATTGCTAGGAAATCACCTAAGATATTAGGCATATCTAAGTTCCATGTTGGATCGTTATTAACATACTTTTCAGCCATCTCGTGTACTGCTGTACCTCTAGTAGATGCTTTATATGATATCTTATTAGCTTCCTCTTCCCCTACGCGATCACGCCATTTTTTAATAGCTGCTTTTGATTGTAATGATAGTACGGTTGTGATAGAAGGATATGAATTTCCCTTTGGAGTTTCATACTTTCTTCCTGTGGTCTTGGTAATGCAAGATAGGTCTTTATAACCTAGATCAACTGGTTCATGTTTAAACATAATATATTTTTATGGTTTCAATACTAGGTATTATACACTATATTGAGGTAAAGGTCAACAGCTACCAACCGTCCATTTTAGCCTTATTACGACCTTTTGTGGGATAGCCTTTCTTAATGGTAGTCATCTTATCACGAAACTCATTAGACGATTTTGAGTAGATATCTTTAGAGGTTCCTATTACGGCAGGTCCTTGTAAGAATATTAAGCGACAATTGTGTTCTTCCATATACGCAGCTTTATCTGTGTAAGGCATAGTGTCTTCCCAAATCTCTTTGGTATCATTGTGTTCAAAGTTGTATACAGGCATAATTTAAGGGTGGTTAGCGCAATACCATACAAAGTAAATGGCTAGCATTGCTGTTGATATAAGTAGAAGTTCGTTAGGTGATAAACTTGTCACCCCATACCCCTTTAACCAACTTTTCAGTTAAGCCTTTAACTTTCAGATTACCTTTAACAGCATCGTATAAGATTTGAGCATCCATGGGATTGATTTGTTCCAACATAGCCTTAAATGACTTATCAGCTCTTTCTATTTCAATGTCCCCCTTAGATAAAGGAACAAGGTACTTGGTAACTCCCTTAAGAGAGTTTGTAATATCATCAGATGGCATCCAATCAATCTTCTTTGATACATGTATCTTCAAATCGTTATCAAAGTTAATCTTCATGATGTCACGAAGAGCTAAACAATCATTATCAACTAGGACCTTCATCTTATCTTCACGACTAGCAGCCGTTGCTACTTTATCTAAAATCTCATATATTTCCACTTAAAACTCTCCTGCACATTCAATTAACATATTCATTTTATTTTCTATTAAATAATTAAAAACTTTTCCTTTCATGGGGTATTTATATGTTTCTAATTGATCGACTGCTGACTTATACACGTCCTTAGGCATTTCGTGTAAATCAATCATCTTCTTATTCCTCATATAATTTCTATATACCAAATCATCCATACCACCCTGATAAGTATTCTTATTCTCCCAATACATGTCCATATCCTTCTTTCTCATTGGCTTCTGTCTAATCTTGTCAGTAAAGGTATTATCAGGAGAATTGGCATTGGGTATGCCGTCTGTAGAATCTCCTTTGAGGATGTGATCGAATAAATATCGCCCAGCATCTTCTTCCTTAACCATCTTATTTTGCATAGGGCTATATTGAACAACCTCACCTAAAGTATGCAATTGAATAAAGTCTTTATCAGCTGATACGATAGCAACTTTGTCAGCTCCAAGTTTTCCCATCTCTTCGATTGTCAATGCACCAATGATATCATCAGCTTCAGCATTGCCCACTTGAATTACAGCGTACGGAAAGTTCTCTTTGATGTCAGAGGATACTATATCTAATATTCGGTATATCTCTGTCCAATCATATTTGTCTTTTGATTTGGTAGTATCCTTGCAGCTTTGTATTCTGGGAACAAGTCTCTTCTCCAAGAACGACCCTCTAAACACACGATTAGTCTTCCCCACTCACTCTCTGGAAATCTATTACGATATGTTCTAATGTTATTTAAAACAATGTGCTTAACCAAGTTCTCACTTAATTTCTCACCTTTATTCAATTGCCCCAATACAGATCCAATTGCAATGCCTGCAAAATCAACTAGTACCATCTTCTTTCTCCATTATATAATTCTTAACTGATCCAACCCCTATCTTAATAGCAATAATACCATTATAAGAATCTTCTCTCAATAACACTTCTTCCTTCACTTGCCATACCAATTCAGCGTAATTTGTATTGCCTCTGGTAGTACATAACTCAAGGATTTCTCGTTTAAAGTTATCCTCACCAAGTTCTTCTATATCAGCTAATAGTCGCTTAGATGAACCGTAATAATCTTCCCAGTCGGTTTCGTTAATTCTATGACGCTTATTCGTTCTACCTTTAAGTGGTTTAAGTTTACGCTTGGTCCTGAAATACTTCCTACCCACATAATCATGCCCGTTAACCATATTAGTGATACGGTAAATAAAACCGTAATAGTCGTTAATATCATCTGAAGTAAAGTCTTTACCATTATACGTCCACTTCATCGAACCCATCTCTCCATTCTTGCTCTTCGCCACAGAACGGACAATATGGAGTTTCTATATCCATATCACTCGCAGAAACCATTTCTTTTTCATTATCAATGAATACATCATATTCGCTATTACATTCTCTACAAACCATGCGGATTCCTTAACAAGAAATATTCTAAATCATCACAACCACCCACATAGTTATCACCTAACATGATTTGTGGGTAGGTCTTTGCTCCTGGGATATAAGATAATAAGTTTTCTAATGTCCAAAACTCACCATCAACCAGTCGAGTCTCATATCCAATACCTGCTTTATCTAACAATCTCTTTGCTTTATCGCAAAAGGGACAGTAATTGGTTGTCCACATAATGTTCTTGCTCATATATTCATTCCTATAATCGATTCAATTCAAATGTATATATACAATTTTAAATTGGTGGAGGATGATTTGGTTATAAGGTTCATCCTGCCTAAATCCTCAAATCACACTATGCCTATCAGGCTGCGATTGCGTAAGTATCTGCGTTTGCGTTTACTTTG